GTAAAATCCCGTGCTTTCCGTGATCCACGTCGACATCGACGCCAGAATCGACCGCTTCGAAGCCAACATGCGGCGCTCGGCGGACATTGCCGAAACGAGCCTGTCCGCATCCGCGGCCAATGCCGACAAGTTCCAGACGGCATTCGATCGTGCCGCAGACCTCGTGACCAGTTCCTCCGAGAAGATGGCGGCGGCGTTCGAGGCGGCCAACGACCGCATCATGAACGCGGCTGCAAATTCCACGAGCTCGGTGGAAGGGATCCACAAGGCAACCGACAAGCTGGATGCCAAGTCGTGGTCCGACAAGATCGCGACCGGACTTGCTGCCGGATTCGCCGCGGGCTATGTCGCATCGGAAACCTGGACGAGCAAGATGGAATCGTTCGTCGAAACCAAGATGATCCTGATCGGCGCCGCCCTCGCCGCCGGCATCACCATCGCCGCCACTTCGGCCATCTACGCAGCCTACAAGGTCGTGACCGGTTCCATTGGATTCATCGCCGGGCTATTCACCGGGGAATCCTACAAGTCTGGGAGCATTGACGATGTCATCGCGCTCAATCAGCAGGTAAAGTCGCTGCAGGAAGGATTGCAGCTTTCCGCGGACCATGCGTCAGCGCTGAATCAGGCGCTGAAGGCGGTCGGCACCGACAGCGGGCAATATACCTCGACGCTGCAGGCGGCCACCGTTGCCGCACACACCAATACGGACGAACTGGACCGTCTCGGCGTCAGGTACAAGGATGCCAACGGCAAGATTCTGGATCAGCAAGAGATCCTCAAAAGCGCCAAAAAGGTCCTTGACGAATACACCGCCGGATACGACCGGAACGCAGCCGCAGCGGCGATCGGGATCGGCAGCTACGAGTCCATATCGAAGGCAGTATCGATCACCACGGAAAAGATCGAGACTGCCGGACAAAGGCTCGTCGACTATAACCTGATCGTCGGCGAAGGCACACAAGAGGCGGTCACGGCATACGAAAACGCCATGCGCGTTTTTCAGGTCGAGTCGGATTTGTCGGCGCAGGCATTCAAAAAGGCCGTAGCCGACCAGATAATGCCGTTGCTGACCGACCTGGAAACGCTGTTCTCCGATGGCTGGCCGAAAGTCATCAACTCGTTCCGCTACTCGATGGCGACGCTGACCAGCCTGTTCTACGGACTCAAGGAAGTCGTGCAGATCGTTGCCGGAGCGGTGACCGCCTCGTTTGGTTCCATCGGAGATATGGTCAGTCGCGTTACTGGCGCCATCGTCAAAGCGGCGAGCGGCGATATGGCCGGCGCGTGGAAGGATTTGCAGGCAATCCCAAGCGATTTGTCAGGCCGTTGGGACAAGTTCTGGACGGGTCTCGTCGCGGACTCCGAGAAGAACGTCAAGGCGATGAAACTCGCCTGGGGATTCGACAACTTCGCGGCCGGATCATCCCCCGATCCGGCAAAGGTCGGCAAGGCATGGGTGCCAAAGCCAAAGGAAGAATCCGAGGCGCGCAAAGGATCTTCTGCCTCCGATCCCACGAGCCCGTATCAGACCTTCCTCGACCAGCTCGACCAGATGAACGCCCGCATGGAGGCCAATCAGTACGTCCAGCTCAAGGTCAGGGCCGCGCAGCTCGCGTGGAACGAAGGCATCTCGGCGAATGCCGCTCTCCTGAAGATCGACGCCCTGCAGATCGCCGAAAGCGAGAAGTCCGTCAAGGATTTCTCCACGCGCATGGAAGAGGAGAACCGACGCCTGCTGGACGCGCGCGGTTCGATCGGTCTCTACGGGATCGAACTGGAGGCCCACATCCTCCGCGAGCAACGCCGCGCAGAAGTCATGCAGCGGATCAATCAGCTCGAGGCGCAAGGCAAGCCTCTGACCGATGCCGCTCGAGACGCCATGCTCGCCCAGGCCGATGCGGCGGCCAAGGTCGCCGAAGCCATCCTGCGCGAGAACGACGCACTGTCGCGCACCTACGAAGTCGGCGCCAAGCGAGCTTTCGACACCTATATGGACAACGCCACCAACGCGGCGAAACAGGCCGAGCAGCAATTC